GAAGAAGTCCAAAAAGATATTGATAGTACTCAAACAGAAACTAAAGCAGCAGACATACGAAGAGATGTTAAAATTTTTGCTCCTAAGTTAGCCGATATGATTGCACCAGTTAAGAAATCTTAAGCACTACAAGCTTCACACTCAGTGTCGGCTTCATTCCCATTTAACATCACTTGTTCACTCGAAGTATTATGACAGCCACACCCTTTTAAGTGTTCTGATAGTGTTTTTTCTAGTCTTAAATTATCTCTCTCTGTAGCTAATAAACGTTCATGATAGCGGCTCACTTTATCAGCGAGGACAGCTATAGCCTTCAATACTTCTTGATTTTCCATAATATCTCCTGTGATTTAAATTTTTGGGTGAGATCTAATTTAACCATATTTTAAGTGAAAGCAACATAACTTTTTAAAATTGTTTTCTTGACAGCAAATTTATGTTATGAAAGAGGAAGAAAAAAGAATGAAAGTACAAAGTACAACAGTATACGGTAGAGTAGTAAAAATCTATGAATTACCTTTAGATGGTATTGAAGATTTAAATTCAAGATATGAAGAAGTAAAAAATCAGTTAAACGATTTTAGCCGTGTATTAGTGGGGCGATTAGAGTCAGAATTAGAATTTACACAAATTCTTCAGTCTACAAAAATTTATAAAGATATTACTTTGTGCATGGAAGACTATATAAATTCGATAGCACAATTTGATTTATTTAAAGGTAAAAAAGATTTACATATTTTAAGTTGTTGGGTTAATGATATGGAAGAAGGAGAATATAATCCACCTCATACTCATCACAATTTAAGAGGATGGTCTACTGTGTTATTTTTAAAAGTTCCTGAATTTGTAAATGATGCAAAAGGTGATCATAAATATAAAGATGGGCATTTGGGTTTTATAGGATGTGACGGAATTGGTACTAATTGGTATCCTCCTGTTGTAGGAGATTTTTATATTTTTGAAGCTAAACACCAACATTGTGTAATGCCTTTTAAACCTAAAACTAAAGGAGAAATTAGAAGATCTCTTTCTTTTAATTTTGTAAATTCAGATGATATTAAATAAAAAAATTATTTTTTGTGCACAAAACAAAGATATGGTTGATGTATGGCCACATCCTAAACCAGCATCAAGATTTATTCCTGATGAGTATAAAAAATTAGAAAGACACTTTGGAGGTAATCTTCATCAAAAAACAATAAAAACATGCATTCCTTTTTTAGATGCAATGACTGCTGGTTACATTATACCTTTTGATCAAGATTATATAGTAGATCCTGTAGAAAATGATTTTTCTATTACTCCAGCAAATCAACAAGCAGAGGATTTTGGTTTTCATACTGACACACAACTGCCTCCTGCTTGGAAAAAAATAGCAGGAAAAAATGCAGGTAAGTTTCACAATAAATGGTTAATTAAAACACCTCCAGGATATAGTTGTTTGTTTACAAAACCTATGAATAGATTAGAGCCTAGATTTGAAATTATTACAGGAATTGTAGACACAGACACTTATATTAATTTAATTAATTTTCCTTTTATATTACATAAAAAAGATGAACAATTTTTAATTAAAAAAGGTGAGCCTATGGTTCAAGTATTTCCTTTTAAAAGAGAGTCGTGGAAAGGGTGGTCTGGTTTTTATATGGAAAAATTACATACCAAGACAATAAATTTAATAAATAGTGAGTGGGTTGATAGATATAAAAGAATGTTTTGGAATAAAAAAAGTTTTAAATGAACACACTTAAAGATTTTATAAAAGTATACTGTGATATTATTCCTCTAAAAATATGTGAAAAAATAATAAAAGAAAAAAATTTAGTATTTAATTATGCAACATTACAAGGAGATAAAATATCAAAACACAGAAAGTGTTTAGTAAAACCTCTTAGTAAAAAATTTGATAATGTTTTTTTTAATGGTGTAGGAAAAGTGCTTAAAAAATATAAAAAAGAATGCCAACATTTTAATACAGGTTTAACATGCGAAGATACAGGGTATGAACATTTACTGTATAAGGGGTCAGATAAAGGAGAATATAAAGAACACACTGATCATTTTGATTTTCATCCTAGAGTTCTCAGTATTTCTTTTTTATTAAATGATGATTATGAAGGAGGAAATTTTTCTTTTTTTAATAAAGAATATATTTTAGAAAAAAAAGTAGGAAGTGCAATTGTTTTTCCAAGTAATTTTTGTTTTCCCCATGCAATATTACCTGTAACTCAAGGGAATAGACACGCTGTAATTACCTGGATTCATTAATAAATAATTAAAAAATTATAATATTTTAAGAATAATTAGGGTCATAATCAACCCATGTTTTGCCATCAGCATTTGTAGTGCCATTAGCTTTGTCATCTGTTACTGCTGTTTCATAATTTGTTTTAGCAGTTTCTATTTGACCTTTTCTAGTCTCTCCCCATGTTAATAAATTAGCAATAGTAGTTGATCCTACTGCATCACTTGTTGAATTTAAATTACTATTACCTGTCATCATATGTGTTGTAGCATCTTTAGTTTGAATTTCATTTTGTCCAGGCAAACTATTCCATATTACACTATGAATTGTGCTAGGTAAGGAAGGCATTGCATTACCTTTGTCACTCCATTCAATATGAAAAGAATCATCTATTTTTATGTATGACTCATTTAATATTACAATTTGTGTTGCCATTAATATCTCCTAATGTTTTATAATATAGTTAACCACCACATAAGGTGANAATGAATTNGTNCCTGAAGCAGTTACCGTACCTGATAATGCTCCACCTGAATTTGTTACAGTAATATTTCCTGTTAATGTTCCTGATAAGTTATGACCATGATTATGACCTGTTCCAGAACCTTGATTAGCAGTTGTTAAATTACTATCGTTTGTATCTGCCATATTTGCTCCACTTCCAGGACCAGCCGCTCGTGTATTACCTGTACTAGAAGTATAAGTATGAGCGTGACTTGCAAGTTGAGCTGTTGTTAAAGAAGTATTATCAATGTTTCCTGTCATGGTAACCGATTGAGTGCTTGTTGCTGTGCTAGTAACCGCACTTATTGCTTGGTTGTTAGTTACAGCTACAGTTACTGTATCTGCTCCACCAGTAGCTGCCATAGCATAGTTTCCACTTTCATATCCTTGAGGTAATTTACCTTTAAGATCAGGTACATTAAATGTTGTTGATCCATTTCCTGCTCCGTATGTTGTAGAAATTACACCAAATAAATCTGCATAATCAGTTCTTGAAATTGCTGCTCCATCACATAATACATAACCTGCGGGAGCTGCACTTTTTGTCCAAGGCTTAATTGCGCCTACTTCACTTCTGTTTACTATATCTTGTAAGTTAGCCATTAGTCGTTATATTTCAACCTCCACCCATTTGTTGAATCGTAATATACCAGAGCTATCCCAGCATTGTTAGTGCTAATTGTTAGATCTGATGCCGCACCTTGAATTTTTTCAGAGTTACGACCAACTGTAATGTTATAAGTAGCGGCACTACCTGTGCCATCTATAATTTTAACCTGATCCCCTATTGATGGAGATGCAGGAAGAGTAATTGTAACAACCGCTGCAGAACAATCTACAAAAATATTGTCACCAGCAGAAGCAGTGTAAGGAGAATCTGAATTATCTTTTTCAACCCATGCTTCGCCTAATCCAGCTAAAGAAAATATATCATACCAATTTGTTCCATCAGTTGAAACCAAACGATATTTACCATTAGTAATAGTAATAGTATTACCTGTTGCCCCTAACCTTGCAGATATGTCTGCACCGCCTGAAATATTATTGTAAAGTCCGTATGTCTTCTGAGTAGCCGGGAATTGAACAGTATGAGTTGTCGATACAGTTCCACTAAATAATAATGTATTTTGTCTAGCTCGATTGTTTGCTTGAGTTTGAGGACCATCAGCATTTGTTAAAGTAGTTGAAGTTCCTGTTGTAATTGCGGGTACAGCATATACCCCTGCAATAGCATATTCAAAAACCTGAGAAAAATTGTTATTGGTAATAGTGCCCCAAGTACCTGAATTTTCTCCTGTTACTTGTAGCTCTATTCTTAAACCTGTTGAATATGTTGACATTTAATCTCCTAATAAAGTTTTATTGATTATTATAAAGTTTGTCAAAACTTTTATGCAGCCTTATGAACTTCTGTCCAACTTAAAGAACTGTTAGAATCATCGACTTCAGACCAAAAGATCCCGCCTAATGTTCCAGTACTACTTGTAGCAGAAACTCCAGTTAATGTAAAGGTTACATCTGTTTGAATATTTACCGTACCAACAGAAGTAGTGGCTTCTTCGCTAGGAGCCATGTAACTTGTTTCTTGAGTAGCATCGCCCTCGCTAGCTGTTGCACTAACTCCTGTAACAAAAATAGATGTTCCTACATCTCCTACAGCAGATGTAGCTACCTGGCCTGAAGGTTCAACGGTTGGAGATATTGATATATCAACTGATCCCGTAGTTGCATCTAATACAGGTTCAGAAGCTGCTACAATAGTTATTCCAGCATCTCCTGTAATTGAATAGGTTCCAATAGAAGTAGTTAATCCTGCGGCTGTTGGAGATATAATTTGATCCGTAGTAGCAGTTATACTTCCTACACCCGATGTTAAACCATTTCCTGTAGCGCTAGGAGAATTACTTATAGCTCCCCATGCTTCATCGCCCCAACCAATAGCTGCGCCTGTATTTAAATTTGTAGATCTATTCCATCCAACTCGTATATCAACACTTTGACTTGTTGTACCAACAGCACTACTTGCTGAATTTCCTGTAATAGGAAAAATAAAATCGGACTGAACAACATATGTACCTATGGGTTGCCATGTCGCCACCACACCTGCAGATATTACTGCCTCAGCAATACCAGTTGCTGTAGGTGTTTTTGTATTAGATGTTAATCCAATACCAGTAACAGAAATAACCTGATCGGTAGTAATGGTTACATTATTAGTAGATGCCGTGAGGCCAATACCTGTTACAGGGATTGGACCAAATTCATTCCAATTACCATCGCCCCAGGCTTGTCGGCCCCATCCTTGGACGGAAGCCATAACTTATCTCCTATGCTATTCTTAAGATTGCAGCAGTTGCTTCAGCAGCAGGGAATGTAATAGTAAATGTTCCAGCAGATGAAGATTTAACTCCACCAAAATCTAAAACACAAACAGCAGCATTCGTAGTTAATCCTGATACTGTAGAAAAATTGTAAATTAC